CAAAGAGTGGCGGTCTTAAAAATGGTGAAGTAGCCCAATTTAAGAAGCCAGAAGGTCCTAATAAAGAATCTTTGACCTTTCCTGACGTTGTTCATCCCCATCCAGACCGAGTAGTTCGGGTGAAGTGTGGTGATGATGACTTAGGTTATGCAATTCCTTGTGAGTTAGGTGGTAAGACCGGATTTCTTACAAATTGGCATTTCTTTCTTCAGAATAATAGTGTTGATTTCCATTATAGAAAGAGTGGAAAGACTGAAGTCTTTTCTACTAATAGGACATATTTTGAGAAGCATTCTCATACCCAGGACATAGTTTTTGTAGCGTGTCAGCTGGAGAAGAATAAGTTCTTCAAGATTAGTTTTGAACATGACTTTTCTAAAATGGAATCGGTGCAAATGTTGAAAGAACGCAATGGAAAGTGGGCCCTAACTGTAGGTAGTCTCTCTCAAGTTTTGGATCAGGATGGTCATTATTTGGTGAAGAATGATACCCGGGCAGGAGATTGTGGCTCTTATTATTTTATAGATGGAGCTATGCCCATCGGAATGCACTGCGCCACTTATGGCGAGAATAAACGAAATTGTTTCGTACCTTTTAATCCTGCAACACTGGCTTTTCTTAAGCAGTTTGTTGGAGTGGAGAAGATTTGACTCCCTCAACCTCTATCAGCCCCTAAGAGGCTGGAGTCAAATGGGGAAAAGAAGATAGCAGGTGGTCACCTTGAAAAGTGGCTAACCCCCAACGCTGTCGGCACCTATAAGTTTTTCACCCCCATTTGTGGATCTACACTTGGAAGGACTTATACAAATTCTGGATTACCATATGTGGTGGAATCTGAGGATGAATTTTTCCGGATGTTCGCGCAAGAGAACCCCGAAGAAGCAAATTCACTTAGAGAACTCTCCGACTTTAAGTGTGTCAGGGCTTTATACAGGAATGTAATGACAACTGTAATGAAATCTGATGTGGGCCGTAAGGAGCCAAGTAACCCTTTGTATGATCTGGCGCTTGAAGCTGCGACGGATTTCTTTTCCTATATGGATAGGGAGGTGGAGGTGTCGGGATCTATGGTTATAAACATGGATACGTCAGCCGGCCAGCCTTTCTTGAAGAATGGTTTCAAAAAGAAACGAAATGCTATTAAAGAAGGCCGTCATATTTTGGATGATTTATTGGATAGTGAATATATCCCTGTCTGTACTACGAATGATAAGTTGGAGCGCTTAGACTCGAGTGAGTTTTTAAGGCCTGACCAAGAATATACTAGTAAGATTAGGATGACGTACTGTCCCGATTTAGCTTTTTTGATGAAGCAAAAATTACTCTATGATTACCAGAACCACATGATCATGTCGCGGTGTGAAACGGACTGGATCAGGTATGGTATGGCCAAGCAATTTGGTGGTTTTCATAGGACCGTTAAAAACCTGGAGAGGTTTACAATGATACTCATGAGTGATATAAGTGGAATGGACAGAACTGCCTTCCTAAAAGCTGTGTATCATATTCGAAATAGATGGGCGAGATCCTCTAATAAGAAGTTACAAGCAATGAAGGAGTGGATAGCTCAATATATAATCCATCCTTACATCATTCTACCTAATGGAGATATAGTAATGTTAGACACTGGGAATATCAGTGGTCAAAACAATACTACTCCCGATAATTCCATTTTACATGAGCTAGTTCTGATTTACTTTGGGTTTAAGTTGCTCGTCCGAATAGGCGAAAAACCTAGACTTTGGAGATTGAGAGAACTTTGTTTCTTTAATTTATACTCAGATGACAATCTCGGAGGTATTATGCATGAAGTGTTTAAAATATCTGTCGAGGAGTTTCGTGAGTTGTTAGTTGAAACTTATGCTGAATTTGGTCTTAAAATTAAAGATAAAGCTTGCTACATTGAAATAAAGGAGGCTGGAGCACGTGTTCCTGAATGTTTTGAATTTCTAGGATCCAGGTGTGGTTGGGATGAGAGTTGTAATCGTTACACTCCTCTTCCACGACTTGGGCAGATTTGTTCATCAATTGTTTTAGGTTCCGTTGACAAGAAAAGGTTGTTGCCTGACTTGTACTTTGCTAGACTGATGGATCTGTATACGCTTAGCGCATCAGTTCCTGCAGTAGCAGATAACCTTATAAAGTTTTGCAAGTTCTTTTATTATCTACCAGGCAATTCTGTTCACCGCCATTTGTTGGACAAGGTGTTAGATTGTTATGAGGGTTTTAACTGGAAGCTTTCCAATATGTACCTGATTCATGGTTTTGAATCAAAACAATATCAATCCGCTTCGGCGTCGTTAAAAGTCACAAGTCCTTTGAGGGTTTCAAATTTTTCCCCCATGTGCCGGATTTTGGCTATTAATATGAAGGTATCTCCTGCCTTTACCTATCACATCTTGCTTTTAATAGGTGGTGGTGGTACAAAAAGACTGATGTCTGCTAAGGTATCAAGAGGAGAAGCTGTGTTACAGAAGTGGGCGAATAACCCACGAATTGAATTGTCTGATACAGGAAAAGATTGGCTCATTGCAGCAATCGATCCCTTTCACGACACCCAACTGAAGAACCTTTCAGGTTGGCCCGACGTGGAAAGTAACCATTCTGTGGTTAGATGTGTCACTCAGAACTTTAGCAAAGCTAAACCCGCAGCCCTGGCAGCTGGCCCTTGGGATTGTCATATTGCAGTTCTGCCTTGGATGGACCCCATTGTGTTCACTCCTTCGGCAGGAACTTCCCGGCAGAATAATGTTGGGTCCTACAATTCCACTGTTTTTACAACTGGTGTGGGAGGAGTAGTCCTGAATTCTCAATCAGCCGGAACACCCTCAAATTGGTTCCAGGCTGGAGGTTCTACCTTGACAGACAATATAGTCTTGCCAACAATCTATCAACAAGGTTTAGGAAGACTAATTGGGATGGGTTATGAGATTCATGATACGACTGCCCAAATTTCAAAGCAAGGTTCAATAACTTGCTATCGGCAGAATCAGGCCCCCAGAGATCCCCAGTCTTGGAATTTCTACAACCTGTCTGCAGGTGCAGCTGTAGTGGACACTTTTCAGTTCACTGGTTCAACTTATCGGATGCCCCCCAATACATTGGCTCAGGCTACGCTCATTCCAGGAAATAGGACATGGGAGATGAAAGATGGCCTATATCAGGTGATGGCTTTTCACTCAAATGAAAATACACCTTTTTGTGCGGACTATAATCAACCTGTCTGTTTTGCCTGTGGAGATGATGACGAATTAGGAAATGGAACCGTAAATAATGGGCTTGTTTATGTGCCTAACCCTGCCTCTTCAACTAATGTTGTTAAAGGAACTTTGACTTTCCAGCAAGAAAGTGCAAAGCCTATGCATCTGCACCCTCTTCATCAGAGTGGTTGCATTTTGTCGGGTTTGAATGATCAATCCACGTTTACAGTAGTTGTGAAGTGGTACTATGAATCTTTCCCTTCAATTGAAGAAGCGGCAATTTTAGTACTTGCGACCCCCTCGGCGAAGTACGATCCAATGGCCCTTGAAATCTATTCAAGAGCAATCCAGGTGATGCCAGTTGGTGTACCGGTTGCAGAAAATGGATTTGGGGATTG